GTCATCGGATGTGTACTCGGCGGTGAACTTCATCCAGAACACACCGTGGACCGTCAACCACTCGATACGGGATCTGGTCAGGCAGTGCTGGAAGGACGGGCTTGAGATCGACGGCCTGCCGCCATCCCGTGATGAGCCGATCCCGACGAGGCCGGATGACATCGACACCAATCAGGATTCTCGCCGTCAGTGGCGCAAGGCTGCGGCCAAGATCCACTTCCTCAACGAGTCCTACGAGTCCCAGCGTCTGCTTGCGCTCAAGACGATGTTCGTCACGGACAAGATGGCCAAGCACAGCAGGCTGTGGTTCCCGCACCAGTTGGACTTCCGTGGCCGTGGGTATCCGCTTCCGCTGTACCTGCATCCGCAGGGCGTGTCATACGCCAAGGCCATGCTGAGATTCACTGACGGCAAGCCCATCAGCACCGACGATCAGGCCCAGTCCCTGTACGTCCACACCGCAAACAAGTTCGGCATCGACAAGGAGTCCATCGAGTTCCGCATCAGGTGGATCGAGCAGAACCGCTCGTTGATCGAGTCAATCGCAAGGGATCCCTATGGCAACCGAGAGTGGATCAAGGCAGACGAGCCATTCGCCTTTGTCGCCGCATGTCAGGAACTGGTGGGAATGTGGGAATATGGGAGAGGCTTTGTCTCAAGCCTGCCCATCGCCATGGACGCCACCACGCAGGGATTGCAGATCTATGCCATGCTCCTGCGTGATCCCATCGCTGGGTTGGCAACTAATGTCCTTCCTGCGGACAAGCCCAGCGATCCCTACCAGTTCGTCGCCAATGCGGTCATCGACAAGTTGCACCAGTCATCCGACCCCCTAGCCAAGCAACTGCTGACCTTCGGCATCGACCGCACCACGACCAAGCGCCAGACCATGACGCTGCCCTATGGGCTGACCCAGCACTCATGCATCTCCTATACCCGCGAGTGGATCGAGGAGCGCAGCAGGAAGACAGGCAACAACCCGTGGGGTCTTGAGACGTACAAGCCCGTGGTCTTCCTTGGCAGGATCATCTGGGAATCAATTGGTGACGTTGTGGGTTCCGCCCGAAAGGGAATGGACTTCATCAGGTCATGCATCACCGCCCTGATCGACAACGATGTGACCCCGTTCTGGATGACCCCCATTGGGTTCCCCGTGCGGATGCGCTACGAGAACTATGACCGGATCACCGTATCGACCCGCATCGGGGCCAAGGCCAAGGTGCTGTCGCTGCGTCAGGAGAACGGACGCCAGTCCAAGCGCAAGGCGCTCAATGGAGGGCCAGCCAATTACATCCACTCCTTGGACGGCTTTGGCGGTCTCCTCGGCCATACGGTCAACCTGTGCGCCGCAAGGGGCATCAACCACCTAGGGGCTGTCCACGACCAGATCATGTGCCTAGCCGGGGACCAGCCTGTGGTCGCCAATGCCGTCCGCACTGCCACGGTAGAGATCTTCTCTAGGGATCTTCTTAGGGAGTTCCATGAAGGCGTGTTGACTTTCCTCCCCAAGGGTGCTATACTTCCAGATGTTCCCGAGTACGGTACTCTGGACATCTCGAAAGTCATGGACTCCCAGTACTACTTCAACTAGGAGTCCAGAAAGGAAACACAATGCAAGTGAAGAAGAAGTTGCAGCGCGTCACATCACCCCTCGGAGTTGCGGTCTACCCCAAGTTGGTCAAGCCAGACACCAAGTTCGACGCCAACGGCGTCTACTCGGTGGACCTTGACCTTGACCCCAACGACAAGGAAGTCAAGGCGTTCGTCGCGTCCATCAAGAAGGCCGCAGACACCGCATACGCCGAGGCGTGCGAGGCCAAGGGCGGGAAGAAGTTGAAGCGTGCAGACCTGTCCATCAAGGAGACCGAGGACGGGATGCTGCGCTTCAAGTTCAAGTTGAAGGCCAAGGGCGGCACGGAGGACAAGTCGTGGGACCAGAAGCCCATGCTCTTCGATGCCAAGGGCAACCCAATCGCCAACCCCCCGAGCATCGGAAGCGGCAGCAAGATCCGAGTGGCGTTCGAGTTGGTTCCCTACTTCACCGCCATGGTTGGCGCAGGAGTCACCTTCAGGATGCGTGCAGTCCAGATCTGCGAACTGCGCGAGTACACCCCCGATGGCGGCTTCGATGCCTTCGGCTTCAAGGCCACGGACGGCTACAGTGCGGGTTCTGACGCTCCTGCCACCACTCAGGATGATGCGACCGAGGAGTCAGACGGAGTTGACTTCTGAAGTTGACGCTCAAGGTTGACCCCACACCCGCCTCAAGACCACGGGTTACGAGGTGGGGAGCCTATTACGGGAAGACCTATGAGCGATTCAGGAAGCAGGCAGAGGCAGCCCTTGGTGCCATCAAGAAGCCCAAGGGCTGCCCTCTCGCCTGTCCACTGATTGTGACCGTCACGTTCTTCTGCCGCAGTCCCAAGAAGCCGACCAACGTCTGGCCCAAGGGAGACATCGACAATCACCAGAAGGCGATCCTTGATTCGCTCAACGAATGGGCGTGGAAGGACGATGTCCAGATCATGAAGATCATTGCGGAGAAGGTGTACAGCAAGGAACCGCGAATCGAAATCGAATGGAAAGAGTATGCAACACAAGGAATCGGAGTTCGTTCAGCATGAGGCTTGCCCAAGTTGCAAGTCACAGGACAACCTAGCCCGCTATTCGGATGGGCATGGGTACTGCTTCGGGTGCAAGTACTACGAGACAGGGACAGGAGAGCCGCTGCCCGAGGTATCAAAGGCAACAGGCAACCTGATCGATGTCGAGTACACGGCGCTCAAGAAGCGTGGGATCAGCGAGGACACCTGTAGGTTCTGGGGCTATGGCCTCGGGGACTTCAACGGCCAGACCGTTCAGGTAGCCCAGTACATCAAGGACGGCAAGGTGGTGGCGCAGAAGTTGCGCTTCCCGTCCAAGGACTTTGTCGTGCTTGGGGAGTCCAAGGGACTGCCGATGTACGGCGCTCACCTGTGGCGAGACGGTGGACGCATGGTCACTGTGACCGAGGGGGAGATCGATGCCCTCACGGTCAGCCAGTTGTTCGGCAACAGGTGGCCAGTGGTCTCCGTGCCCACAGGTGCAGGAGGGGCATTCAAGTCATTCCAGAGCAACCTAGAGTGGCTTGAGAAGTTCGACTCTGTCGTGATCATGTTCGATGACGATGAGCCGGGACGCAAGGCAGCCAAGGAATGCGCCATGCTGCTGACACCCGGCAAGGCCAAGATAGGAACCATCAATGGATACAAGGATGCCAACGAGGCGTACACCGCAGGTGAAGGCAAGCGTGTCATCGATTCTGTATATGGTGCCAAGGCTTATCGGCCTGATGGCGTTGTTCTTGGTTCTGACCTGTGGGACCTTGTCACGACGGAGGACAAGAACGACTCCGTACCGTATCCATGGTCGGCCCTGAACGAGAAACTCCTTGGCATCCGCAGGGGAGAACTCGTTGTCCTGACCTCTGGCACAGGCATCGGCAAGTCCTCGGTGTGCCGTGAGATGGTCTGCCACCTGATCCGCAACGGCAAGAAGGTCGGGCTGCTGATGCTTGAGGAGTCCGTCAAGAGGACCGCGAGGAACCTGATGGGAATCCACCTCAACACCCCGCCGTACTTCTGGGAGGATCGTGGGATCACGGAGGACCAGAAGCGAGAGGCGTTCGAGGCGACCGTGTCCAACGTGGTGCTGTTCGATCACTTCGGATCGGTTGACCCGGAGAACCTGCTTGCGAGGACGCGGTACATGATCAAGTCGTGCGGCTGCGACTACATCTTCCTAGACCACCTGTCCATCGTCGTGTCCGGTCTTGGAGACGGTGATGAGCGCAGGCTGATCGACAACGCCATGACATCCCTGCGCTCGCTCGTTGAGGAGACGCAGGCGGCAATGTTCGTGGTGTCCCATCTTCGCAGGCCCGATGGGGACCGTGGGCATGAGGAGGGGGCATCTACCTCCCTAGCCCAACTCAGAGGCTCGCACTCAATCGCGCAACTCGCTGACGCTGTGATCGGCATGGAGCGCAATCAGCAAGGAGAGGCACCGAATGAACTGGTACTCAGGGTGCTTAAGAATCGTTTCACGGGAGATACGGGAATTGCGGGATCTCTTCGTTACTTCAAGGAATCAGGACGGCTCGCGGAATTCACAATGGAGACAACAGATGACGAACT